TTCATAACATTTTTCAGAAATCCCGATTCTCAAAAAATAACGCACCAGATTTTCAAAAATTAGGACTAACAACAAACCAAAAACAGGGGGTGAAGCCATGGATGAAAAACAATTTGACCTATTGATGCACTATCTAACTCAATACTTTTCAGAATCTGAGATTGAATACTTATTCGATAATCACCCATTAACAGGTTTTGGTGATAATGGTCAATTATCAATTAGAAGGATGCTCTCAGAATTATCAATTGAATACTTTGCTAAAGCGTACATAGGTGATGAGTTTAATCAAGAGTTTGGAGATTATGCCAAAGAAATATTATCAACTCTTAAAAGTGGCATTGAATCTAACCAACAAGAAAACATTGCTGTAGTTGCACCACGTTCACATGGTAAATCAACTTTATCATCATTAGCAATACCAACTTATTCAGCATGTCATGACAAAAAATCATTTGTATTATTTATTTCAGCAAATGCCGATACATCTGCAAACTTTTTATCAAAAATTAAACGTGTCTTAGAATCACCTGAGATTGTTGAAGATTTTGGTGCCATGAAGGATAAAAAAAGAGCATGGAATGCTGATGAAATAGAAACTTCTAATGGTACTTGGATTGCATGTAGTGGTTGGAAATCAGGTCTTAGAGGTATGAATAAACCATCTGTAGGGAGACCCGATTTAATTATTCTTGATGATCTGGAAGATAAAGAAACAATGGCTAGTGAATCTTTACAGGCAAAATTGGATTTGGCATTTCGTGAAGAGATTGGAAGGCTAGGAAACTATAAAACTGATTTCTTCTATATTGGTACATTGCTTTCACAAGATTCATTACTTGCTAGAGTTATTAAAGAGCCTTCTTGGAAGGTTCTATTTTATAAGCGTGTTATTTCCTTTCCTGAAAATGAATCACTGTGGGAGAAATGGAAAACCATCTATAGAAATATGGATAATCCTAACAGGGCTGATGATGCTTACCAATTCTATCTTGATAATAAAGAAGAAATGATAAAAGGTGCTAAAGTTTTGTGGGAAGATAAAGTACCAGAAGATGAAGTTAAATACAAAGGTGCTTATTACAATGTCATGTTAGACCGAGAAAAATGGGGTGAAAGCTCTTTTTGGAAAGAAGACCAAAATGAACCAAGGTCATCTCAAGATTTCATTTTTCAAACATTGCATTTTTGGGAAACACTTCCTGAATTTGATGAAATGGATGTTGTTTTAGGTGTTGACCCTTCAATGGGTAAGAAAAATTCAGATTATCAAGCCTTAGTGGTTATGGGTAAGCACAAACAGACAGGCAGAAAATACATCATTGATTCATTGTTATTGAAAATCAAACCAACAGAACTGTTAAAAGCCATTATTGATTTATGTAAGAAATATCCCATCACTCAAATTGGCTTTGAGAGTACCAACTTTCAAGAATACATAGCAGACGATTTAAAAAGTAGGTTGAAAGATGAAGAAATGTATCATGTGATTCTGAATAAGAAGAAGCCTAGACAAAACAAACATACTAGAATTGAGAACTTAGAGCCTTTCATTAGTACAGGTGAAATCTTATTTAATCAAGATTGCTCTACATTCAATACTCATGTAAAAGGATACAGCAAACGAGCCAAAAATGATGATGGTATTGATTGTGTGCAATTAACTTTTGAGTTAGTTGAAAAGCGAAAGAGAAAAAGGCGTGTAGTAAGTAAGCCAAGTGGATTATAGAAAGGGGGTTAAACATTGGATTTTAAAAGTAAAAGACATATTCAATATAAAGAATATGAAGATATGTATAACAATTATGAGACTGATTGGTCAGCATTAAGGAAGTTAGATACTTCATTTGAGCATCCTTATCTACCATTGGCATTGCCTAGGGAAGTTTCCCAACTCTATTCTGATTTGGCATTTGGTAATCCAATTAATGCTACAACAAAAAGCAATAAAAAAGCAGATGAAGCTATTGATGATATTATTGAGGATAATGAATTAAATGTTCAATTGTCAGAAGCATCTCTTTCACAATCATACAAAGGTGGCATTGTTGCAAAGAATTACCTTGATAATGGTAAGAGTAAAATCACCTTTGTTGAAGTAGATTATTATTTTCCAACAGTTTCACCTACAGACAAAAGAAAATTGCTATCTGAAACCATTGCTATTCCTTTTGAGGAAGGCAATAAAAGATATTTACATACTGAAACTTATGAGAAAAGAGAAGATGGATTTTATTATGTAATTTCTCAGGTCTTTAATTATGCGAATGATAAACAAGGTAAAGCAATTACTGAGCCTGTAGAAGTTAATACCAAGTTAACTCAATCACCTTTAACTTATATTCCATTTGTTAGAAGTGGTTCTAATTTTTGGGGTGATTCTTTATATACAGGATTAACACCATTGTTTGATGAGTTGAATCACAGGGTTACACAGATTAGTAATGTATTAGATATTCATTCAGACCCTGCAATGTATGCTACATCTTCACTATTTGATGATGAGGGAAACCTAAACAGAAAAGGCAATAAAGTTTATGAAGTATTTGAGGATAGCGAAGGCAGTATTAAATCACCAATGGGTTATATAACTTGGGATGCTAAGTTGGATGCAAACTTTAAATTTATCGAAGATATTGTTTATAAGACATTACATTATGTTTCACCTTTAGCACCTGCATTATATGGATTAGATTCAGCAAGTCAGGCAAGTGGTAGAGCAATACTACTAAAATCTTGGAGAACTCAATGTAAGATTACACGTTCTTATCAATATTGGAGAAGTGCATTAAAGAAAATGCTTTATGTAGCCCAACAATTACAAGTGATATCAGGTGAAAAGTCATATACTCCTGAAATTCCAAATGTGGAACTAAGTATAAATATGCCTGTTGACTTATTGGAGAATGCACAAGCAGAACAATTGAAAGTGGATGCAGGATTGAGTAGTAAAAAATCTGCAATTGCTAGATTAAATCCTCACATGACAAGTAAAGAAGTTGAAGGAGAGTTTCAAGAGATTTTAAATGAGCAAGCAGAAACAAACAATCAAACTTTCATGGGTGGTATGCAAGGGTTTAATTCACCATTAGCTGATACTACAAATGAAATAGATGATGTAGGTGCTGATAACAATGACAACGAATAATATAAATGATTTAGATAAATCAGCAGATGAATTGGTCAAGGAATATCAACGTGTATATCTATATTTATTAAGAAGGTTAGAATATCAGATTAATAATGAACTTAATGAAAGAAATAGTAGAGCCATCCTTAGAGAAATCCAATTAGAGTTAATGAGATTGGATGAAGTAGCCTATAAATGGTCTTATGAGGTACTTCCACAGTATTACTATTCTGCATTATCTAATGTTGATGCTGAAACAGCAATGTTATCAAATGTAAATGTTATTGGTGGTAGTTTGACAGTTATGCACAAGAAGGCGATTGAAGTCGCTTCAAATTCATTGTACATGGACCTGGCTAAGAACACTCAATTTATGAGTGAAGAAGCAAAGAAGATAATTAGAGACAATGGAAAAGAGATTATTAAAAGGCAAGTCATAACAGGTGAGAGCCAAAGGAAAACAAAAAAGGATTTAAAAGATACACTAGTTAAATATGGTGTTGATTCCTTTATTGATGCAGGCAAGAAACATTGGAAAATTGATAACTATGCTTCAATGGCAGTTAGAACTAAATCAAGATTAATACATAATCAAGGTACAATGAATAGGTTATCAGAATATCGTGAAAGATATCCAACCAATCCCAACTTTGATTTAATCCAAGTATCAAGTCATGGCAGTAAATGTTGGTGTGGATTTTATGAAAGAACAGTTTGGAGTATATCAGGGAATCATCCTGATTATCCAAGTGTAAGCAGATTGCCAAATTATCCTTATCAATCATTTCATCCTAACTGTAGGCATGTTTATTTACCATACATGATTGAATTAAGAGGTGAAGGTAAGAAAGCACCTAGCAATCTGTTAGATAAATCAATTAAAGAAATGAATAAAATCCACTACCACAAAAATAATAGTGTGGTTTTTTAGTGTTCAAAAAATTTCGTCACTAAAGACGTAAAAATGAGAATGGAGTGTTAGTTATGAATCTACAAGATTTATTTCAAGTATTTTATGAAGCTGATGGAAGTAATGC